ATTACTGTAGACATTGTTGCCAATCCAAGTGCTCCAGATGCTTATCCCGATCCAATCTATGAAAGAATTATGAATCATAGAAGGGGTAATGTACTGATGGATGTTGCTTCGGCTGTTAAGCACGACGACAGAGCACAACGTTATCTCCAGGAAGAGGTGACAAACTTTATAAACAACCTGAAGTATAGGAGAGATTAATATGGCTCACTCAATTGATGAACTATTAAGCTCAGGTGCGCTCTCCGAAGAGGTTAGATCTTCTATCAGTGAAGCGTGGGAAACCAAGCAAACTGAACTACGTGAAGAAGTTGCAGCAGAACTACGTGAAGAATTTGCGGAACGTTATGAAAATGACAAAGCGCAAATCGTAGAAGCAATGGACACAATGATTGGCGAAGTTATTGCAAAAGAACTTGAAGAGTTCCAAGCAGACAAAGCCAAAGTAGCAGAAGATCGTGTTGAATATCGTAAGCATATGAAAGAACATGCAGGTGTTCTTGATGAGTTTGTGATGGAAACACTTCGCAAAGAAATTAATGAACTTCGCGAAGACCGTGAGGCACAAGACAAGAACATGGCCGAATTAGAAGGCTTTGTACTTGAACAACTTACTAAAGAGCTCAACGAGTTTCATGAAGACAAACGCTCACTAGTTGAAGCAAAAGTCAAAATGATCAAAGAAGGCAAAGAAGTCATTGAGCAGACTAAACGTAAGTTCATTGAAGGTGCTGCAACTAAAGTTGAAAAAGTTCTAGAATCAACAATCAAGAACGAACTAACAACACTAAGAGAAGACATCCAAGTGGCAAAAGAAAACACATTTGGACGTAAGATCTTTGAAACATTTGCAGCAGAGTTCATGAGCAGCTACCTTAATGAAGGTACTGAAGTTGCTAAAATGAACAAAGCAATGGACGAACTAAAGTCACAGCTTGATGAAGCAAACAAAGCCGTAGTGGAGAAAGAAGTTCAGCTAACTGAATCAACACGTAAAGCACGTGTTGCTGAAGATAAAGCAGAGCGCAAGCTAGTCATGAATGAAATGATGGCACCGCTTTCAAAACAACAAAAAGAGATTATGGGTGCACTACTAGAATCTACTAAAACAGCAGATCTACAAAATGCATTCAATAAGTATCTACCGTCAGTATTGAAGGAAGATGCTAAACCTCAAACTAAGAAGGTGCTAAGTGAATCTACAAAAGAAGTCACTGGTGGAAAATCAACTGAAGCAGAAGCTGCGGTAGATACTAACATTGTTAACCTTCGCAAATTAGCCGGTATAAGTTAAGGAGACCGAAAATGGCAGACAACCTAATGGAAAATTGGGCAGAAACTAAAACAGCCCTAACAGACGGTCTAACTGGAACAAAGAAAAAAGTGATGGAAACAACACTTGAAAACACTAAGCGTTACTTGTCAGAAAGTGCAAGTGCTGGTGCAACTCAAGCAGGCAACGTTGCAACACTTAACAAAGTGATTCTTCCAGTTATTCGCCGTGTAATGCCAACTGTTATTGCTAACGAGATCGTTGGTGTACAGCCTATGACAGGCCCAGTTGGTCAGATTCACACACTACGTGTACGTTACGCTGAAACATTTGACAGCGCAACTGCAGGTGATGAAGCACTAAGCCCATTCGCAATTGCAACAGGTTACTCAGGTAACGCAACAACAAACAGAGCGGATGCAACTGCAACACTAGAAGGTGAAGCAGGTAAGAAAATGAGTATTCAAGTCCTAAAGCAAACTGTTGAAGCTAAAACACGTAAGCTATCAGCACGTTGGACATTTGAAGCAGCGCAAGACGCTAACTCAATGCACGGCCTAGACGTCGAAGCAGAAATTATGCAAGCACTTGCACAAGAAATTACTGCTGAAATCGACCAAGAGATCATTGCATCTCTAACAAGTCTAGCAGGCGCAGCAGCTGACACATACAACCAAGCAGGTGTAAGTGGTACAGCTACTTTCGTTGGTGACGAACATGCAGCACTAGCAGTTCTAATCAACAAAAATGCAAACACAATTGCAGCACGTACACGCCGTGGCGCAGGTAACTGGGCAGTTGTAAGCCCAGACGTTCTAACTGTTCTACAGTCAGCAACAACAAGCGCATTTGCACGTACAACTGAAGGTCCTTTCGAGGCACCAACAAACACAAAATTCGTAGGTACACTAAACGGTACTATGCGTGTTTATGTAAACCAGTACGCAGCAAACGACGACATCCTAGTAGGTTACAAGGGTTCAACAGAAACAGACGCAGCAGCGTTCTATTGCCCATACATCCCACTAATGTCAAGCGGTACAGTACTAGACCCAGCGACATTCGAGCCAGTTGTTAGCTTCATGACACGTTATGGTTATGTTGAACTAAGCAACCAAGCATCATCGCTAGGTAACGCAGCAGATTACCTAAGTAAAATTGCTGTTACAACAAACAACCTATCATTCCAGTAATAGGTTTTCACACAATAAGAAAAAAGGCACTTCGGTGCCTTTTTTTGTGACTTTTTTTAAAAAAAGTGTTGACATTTGTTTCTGTATATACTATATTATAAACATAACAGAGACGACGGTCCGAGTTAGATAGTGCAAGGAAGAGGAGTAGACAGGCTCCGAACTTGGCTAGTAGCTGTAGTAGCAGCGCATGAGCATGGAGACATGAAGATGCGTATTTTGGAAGTAACTATCCAATGCTAGGCTCCTGGGTATTAGACAGCGAGACTGTAAACCTAGGTTGAGGGTATTCTCGAGTCCCTCCTATCATATATTATAGTGTTTTAGTATACACGCCAGAGTAGATGCACCTGCTTTCCTGTGCATAGGACAAGGGCCGAGAGGCTATCAAGTGAGTGTGTATACTAAAACACTATAATTGCTTTTCCTTTCAAATTGATGACTACAAAAGAGCTAGCCTTGTGCTAGCTTTTTTTATCTCTATGCGATAAATACTTTTAGTACGGAGATAAGATATGAGTTCGACAAAATTTAAACAAGATTTGGATGTTACTGGTAATATTACACTCTCAGGAAATGTTACAGCAAATGGTAATGTGATACTAGGTGATGCTGACACTGATAGTATTAGTTTAACAGCAGACATTACTAGCAATATTGTTCCAGATGTTAATGCTACTTACGACATAGGTACATCTACAAAATCATGGCGTGAAGTTTTTACAAGTAAAGTTAACAGTGTTAGTGGTGATGATCTAGACATACATAGCGGTGCTGACATTGCATTATATCCTACAGGAAACATTTGGATTAAACAACAAACTAAGTTAATTTTTGAAGGTACTGTACCAGATGATTACGAAATTAAATTACAAGCACTTGCTGCAACTGCAGACAGAAATGTAATTTTACCAGACGAAGACGGAACTCTTGCTACAAGAGAATGGGTTAATTTAAATGGTACTGGCAGCACTTCTGGTATTAGTTCTTTTGACTTTGGTTATTATAATACAAACTACCACACAAGTGCAACCGGATATCTATTATCTCTCGGATCAGATATTGACATGGGATCATATGCTGCACCTAATGCACTAACGATTGATATGGGATCAATATAAATATATTAATAACTCTTTGGAGAAAAAAATGGCTTTATTATTAAGAAGAGGTGTAGACGCAGACAGATCAGGAATTACTCCTGCTGAAGGCGAATTAATCTACACAACAGACACTAAGAAAGTGTATGTAGGAGATGGCGCCACTGCGGGCGGTAACGAAGTTACAGGTTCTGGCGGTGGTGGTGGAGGCACAGCCCCACGTACAACTGTAAGCGGTACAACTGCTAGTATTGCAAATGCAGCATCGGACGATGTTGATATCACAAGTGCAGCAAAAGCATACAGTGTGTTATCAATTGAAGTAGACCAAGCAGCATGGGTTAGAGTTTATAGCAGTGCTGCAGCAAGAACAAACGACAGCGGACGTTCTGAAGGTGTTGACCCAGATCCAGATGCTGGCGTACACGCTGAAATTATTACAACTGGTGCAACTACTGTTAAATTTACACCGTCAAGTGTTGGCTGGAACGATGAAAATCCTGTAACAGATACAATTTATTTGGCAGTAACTAACAAATCAGGCAGCACAAATACAATAACAACAACACTATTAATTTTACCATTGGAAACATAAAATGAACTTACACAAATATGCTGTTGTATTACACAACTACGAAGACTTAGACGACTTTTATAACGATATGGAAACAGACGGCGGCTCTGTTACTATTCCAGACAGAGCAGTAGATGTTGAATTGAGAAAACCTAAAAGTCGAGTTACACATTATATGTTAACACCACAAGAAGCCTTAGAAGTTGTAAACGATGCAAGAGTACAATTTGTAGAAATAGTAGATGATAGTCCACCGGAAAGAATGTTTACACAAACAGGACAGTTTTCAAGAAGTTCAAGTTTAAATGCAAACCATAACCAATGGGGATTATGGAGACACATTGCTGGGGAAAACAATAACAATTTTGATAGCGCATCTGATACTATCAATGGTACAATTAACTATCAATACACAGGAAGAAATGTTGACGTTGTAATCTTAGATGACCAAGCATGGGAACCAAATCATAGAGAATTTTTAGATGGTAATGGTGTTAGCAGAGTTGTAGATTACAACTGGTGGCAACATGCCTCTGCAGTTGGTGATAGTTCACACGTTGGAAGAACATATGCCCAGCGTGGTGACAGTAGTAACTTTCATAATATTCACTGTGCAGGAACAGTTGCAGGACGTGAAGAAGGTTGGGCAAAGGATGCAAACATTTATTTCTTTGCATTAAATTTTAGCGGCAATGATGCAAACAACAGTATTTCTCCTTCTCTAGCATTTGACTACATAAGAGAATTTCATAATAATAAGCCGATTAATCCTGATACTGGATATAAAAATCCAACTATCGTAAACAACAGTTGGGGTTATAGTCGTAGTGCTACTTCAGCATCTAGCATTGCATCTATTACATTTGATGGTACAACACATACACCTGGTGGTACTCAAGATACTGAGTATAATGGATTTTACGGTGCATACAGCACTACAAGCCAAGTTGTAGCTAGAGTAGGTGATCCAGAAAATAGTAAAAATAGATTTACAACTACAGGTACTGCAACCAGTGTTACTGATAGAATGGTAGCATGGCCAGACGAATGGGATAAAATTGTAAACCAAACATTTAGCTTTACGCAAACTGATCCAGCAGACAACTATGAGATTACAGTACTAACACCATGTGATGTTAGACAGAATAGTAGAATTGTTGCAAGTTGTAACAGTGAAGATAGTTATATGATTATTAGACGTATTGTTAACAACGGTGCAAGTATTGCTACAACAGTTAGAGGTCCAGAGATTGATTTTGAACTAACTGGTGGTTTTGGATTTAGTTTCTTTGGTCCAACAGGTAACGTTACAATTAGATATATTGTAGAAACATATCCTGCAGACGGTGATGAATTTACATTTGATGTTGCATGGACTGTTACAACAGGTGAGCGAGGACAGTTCTTTAGCGATTTTAATGCAGATTTAGGAAACGATGAGTTTGAAGAATTTACAGAAGATAATCCAGCAGCAGATCCTAACGCATCTGGTTCAGTAATAACTCTTCCTCACACAGCAATTAACATAACAGGATTAACCGCAGACAGTTCACCAACATCAGGTAATAATGATGACGGATATTGGACATTAAATTTACCATTTGACATTCAGTATTTAGGTGTTACATACAATACAATACATGTTGGAACTAACAGCTATGTTACATTTGGTAGTGGTTCTAGTACATATAACGTGTCTGCATCCAACCCGCTGTTACCTAAAATTATGATAGGCGCCAGAGATAGACGAGGTTATAGTATCTGGCACGGAGTTTCAGGAATTACTCCTAATAGAGAATATAGGGTTGTATGGGAAGGTCATGATCGTTATTATATTAATACTCCTGAATCGCCAAATATGCGTTGGGAATTAACATTTTTCGAAAATTCACCTAATGAATATGAAATAAATTGGGAACAAAATGGAGCCAAAACTATTTCAGGCGGAGGAACTACATTTACAAATGCTGAATTACAAAGTTTTGGTTATAACACTGGTGGTAGACACACTGCTACTAACCTTTCTACTGATGCAGATATTGTTGATGCAATAGCAGACGGCGTTATTGTAGTAGCTAGTGCAGGCAACGGTCGTGTGCCAATGTATAGCTCAGATCACCCATATTATAATAACTATATAACAACAACTGGCGGAAGTAATTCTTACTATCATAGACCACAATCACCTGCGGGTGCAGGTAATGGTACAGACAGTGCTGTTATTTGTGTTGGCGCATTAGATAATACACATTTGAATGATAAAGAGCAAAGAGTTTATTTTAGTAATTTTGGAGAAAATGTTGACATATATGCAGCAGGACATTATATTCAAAGTTCGATGCCATCTTTATCAAGTAGATCTAAAGCAGATCGAGGCGGCGGTAACTACTATGCTAAAGTAAGTGGTACTAGTATGAGTGGCCCACAGGTTTGTGGTATACTTGCATGTATGCTTGAAGAATATCCAGACATGACACAAAGACAAGCTAGAGAAATGTTACGAGTTATCAGCAAACCGGATCAAATATATGATGATCCTCCAGGAACATTTGACTTTGCTAATAGTTTAGAAGGTTCTGCAAACTTAATATTATGGATGCCAAGCTCTACAAATGAAAATAGACCTAGATGGCCAAAACAGCATAGAGGTCGTCCGAGGTCAGGTGTAGCATACCCACGCAGAAGAATACGCAGAAGAAAACGTGTTTAATTAATGAGCAACATAAAAGAATTAACTATGGAGCACCACAAGGCTGCAGAGAGATGTGGCTTTGTAAAAACACTTCTTGGTGGTAATATTAGTGATGCACTATATGCAACTTTTTTATGGAATCAAAGTTTAAAGTACACTGAACTTGAACGTGTAGCCATGGAAAACAATCTGTTTGATGGTATAGAAAGTGCATTGAGAGTAAAGCACATTAATGCTGACTTTAAAGAGCTTTGGAAAAACAAGTTTGAGCCAATGACATTTGGGAGTACATTGGATTATATTGATCATATAAATTCATTAACAAATAAAGATGATATATTTGCGCATATATATGTGCATCATATGGGAGATTTGAGTGGTGGTCAAATTATTAAAAACCGTGTTCCTGGTAATGGGCGTATGTATGTTTTTGATGGTGATGTAGAGCTACTTAAAAATGAAATTCGATCAAGAACAACAGACGAAATGGCAACCGAAGCTGGTATATGTTTTCAATTTGCTATACGTCAATTCCAAGATTTAGAGAAATTATCAATCAGTGTTACTGCATAAATACTTAAAAGTATTGTGAGAGTAATATATGGCTATTAATTTTGATCATCAACGAGATAGAATTAGCACAAGTAGTGGAACATTAACATTAAACACCACTGGTGCTTTTACAATTCCAGTTGGAAACACAGCACAAAGACCAGCTGTATTAAACACAGGTCAAATTCGTTTCAACAGTCAACAACAAACCTTTGAAGGCTACAATGGCGCCGGATGGAGTTCACTCGGCGGTGTTCGTGATGTTGATGGTAACACATATGTTATAGCAGAAACTTCTCCAGGTGTCAACAATAATGAAATAGATTTTTATACTGATGGTACACAGCGTATGCAAATTGGTGCTACTGGTATTATTGCAATGGGTGATACCCTTGCTGAATTCACAATTGATGGAGCGACAGGAGATACAACTGTTGGTGGTAACTTACAAGTTAATGGTACACTAACAGTTGACGGCATAGCAACATTAAAAGCAGGTACTAGCGGTACAATCAATGTTGGTGATGATGACACAGATAATGTCGTGTTTAACGCTGATGTTAATAGTAACGTTATTCCAAATACAGATGCGACATATGATTTAGGAAGTACACTACAAAATTGGAGTACAGCATATGTTCAAACACTAGACAGTAATACAGAAACAATTACAGTTGATGTAACAGGATCTCTTGTGCTACCAGTCGGCACAGTTGCAGAACGTCCTGGCGCACCAGCACAAGGTATGATTCGTTATAATAGCGATGATACAACTTTTGAAGGTTATGATGGTACAGCATGGGGATCGCTAGGCGGTGTTAAAGATGTTGACCAAGATACTTATATTAGTGCAGAAGACAGTCCTGGTGCAGATAATGACGAGTTAGATTTTTATACTGGCGGTGTTAATAGAATGACTATTGATAGTACAGGTCAAATCACAGCAGAAGCAACATATATACCAACAAATGCACAAGATTTAGTAACAAAAGACTGGGTTGAAAATAGTTTATCAGCTACAGCAGGTACACCAACAGACGGCACATGGCAAGATGGTGCCTACTTGGGATTTGTTGATACTGATAAAGTTGTTGATGTACTAGACGAATTAAACGAGTCTTTAGAAAATGTACGCAACAATACATTTGTACGTGCAATAACATTTACTGGTACGCCAACTTCGGCAGGTGCTGGGTCAACTATTACACTTACTTTAAATGTAGATGGTAATGCAAACAAATACGATATTACATGGGGAGATGGTGGTACTACTATTGGTACAACCGATAGTACGCCTAGTTATACATATAATTCAAACGTAAACAGTCCATTTACTGTAACAGTCAGAGCTTACAATGACAATGCTATTAGTGGCAGTGCCGGTAGCGAAGCAAGTTCTACACGTGAAGATTACATTGTGATCTTTACAGCAAATGCAGTTGCCGCATTTGAACTCTATCGTGTAGTAACTGGCGGTACTGATTTAACAGGAAACGATTTATATGTGATTGAAGGCGACAGTTTATATATGCAAAACAATACCAGTAATACTGGTGGAGCCAGTGTTACATATACAATGGATTGGGGAGACGGCACTGCAGTAGACAATATTGCTAGCGACAATGATCCTGGTGGAGTTAATGGTACAAGATTACAACATACATGGGGACCAGGAACAAGTTCTGGAACCAGTAGAGACAATTTATTACTAACATTGACTTCTCATAGTACAGCAGACCCGTCAACAATACCATCATTAGTAACGCTGCCATTAAAAGTATACGATCCAAATATTGCTGTACCAGATGGGTTAAGCACAAAAACTATTAGTGGACCTAGTAGTACAGGAACAGATCCATTGTTAACATCTGGATTTACAAACAACAATACCAGTTCTACAACAGCAGGCTCTTCTGTAACACGTGTTGTTAATAGTGGCACTATATCATCTAGTGTTATTTCAACATATGCATACGATGCAGATGCTGGTACACTTACTGCACTAGTTAATGGTGTAGACGACGGTAATGTGACATTTAGTAATACAAATCAAACAGGCACATATACAAGTCTTGTTGTTACAGATGAAGAAGATTATAACTTATTAAATTCAGGAGGCAGTAGTACAACATTTAATAGTAGTATCTATCATCCAGGATTATATACAGGATTTAAAGCACAAGTTAGTAAAAGTGGTGCAAGTTTCACAGCAGGTACAAACGATTATCAGTTAAGTCATAGTACAACAGGAAATACAAATACTGTAGAATTTGTTGTAGATAACTTAACAAGTACACCAACAACAGCCGGCGGAACACTAACAGAAAATGTAGGAAACTACAAATACATCAGTGGTGTTCCTTATTACGACACTGGTAGTTCATTGACACTAAGCGGAGTTACAATTGAAGACTTTATCGGACAAACATATAGAAATACAACCAATGTATTTGAAGTTTCTAGTGGTACAAATTTAGAAGGTACTGGGTCTAGTGCAATTAGTACACAAAATTATTCTTACTCAGATATTGACGGAACTGTTACCTTCTTAACAGGTGGAATTCCAAATGCAGACACAGGAAATGGAACACCTTATGCAATTGGAGATGTAACAGTTAACATTACCAGTAGCAGTGTTAGAACAATTGAAAATTTACAACACCGTGCAACTAATGTTAATGGTTCTGGTGGCTATCAAATATTATCAGAATCAGTTGCAGTACATACTGCTAACCAAAGCGGTATTAATGAAATTGCAATCGATGTTAATAACAGCTTAGGTTCAACATATACAGATAATGGTGTTCGTATATTTGACTTTAGTGCAGCAACTACAGATAACCCTGTAATACCAGGTGCAACAAATTTTTATACAAACAATTTATATACAGAAGCAGCAGACCCTGGAGTAACAGGAACAAAAGAAGCAACAATACGATTAGGTGTGTTAGAACATAATGTAGAAAACTACAGTACATTTTTACCAGCCGGTCCAGACAGAAGCGGCGATACTGGAGTGCAATATTTTACATTTGCATTCCGCAGAACAGTTGTTGCTAACTTTACGATTAATATTACAAGTACAACAGGCGTTAGTGGTGTTTGGATTGCAGCACCAGGTACAGCAATAGACAGTGCAAGTACAATTAACGGTTGGCTAGACTGCGGTATACAGTATGCTGGCTCTGGTGTACCAGGTGCAGATACTGGCAATGGCGGTAACGGAAGCAACGGATGTGCAGTAACAGGTGGAGATATTATTGCAAATAATACAGCATTAAGTGGTGGGTTCACTATGACGCTAGGTACCGAAAACTTAACAAATGCTACAGGAAATGTAGCACTAGTGCGTATTGCATTAAACACAAACCAAAGTATAACAGGATTGAGTATAACATAAGGGTGAGAGATGGCTATAAATGAATCACAAAAAGTAGACTGGCTTTGGAAAAAGTTAGGTTACGGTATAGCAAAAACAGATATTAATAGCATTAAGGCTGCAACTAACGAAAGTATTGCTAGTCCACTATTAATACGTGGTGATAACATTTGGCAAGATGCATCTCAAATTCCATCAACAAAACCAACAGCGTCAACAACTACTGTAGAAATATATGATGACAGTGGCAATGGTCAAGCAACTGTTCAGTGTACACCTGACTTGACAGCTAGTCCTAACAGAACATGGAAAACAAACTCTATAGACTGGATACCTACTGAATTTGGAAGTACATATCAGATTAAAGTTTATTTAGATAATAGTGGTGCTGCAACCCCACAATCAACAGGAACACAGTTATTCGCAGCAGGTAGCGGTAATAACGATGAATGGTATTTTGATTATCAAAGCGGTGTTCTTAACTTTATTGGAGATAACTTACCATCTGGTATAGCAGGTAAAGTTATATATGTAGTTGGTGCACGTTACACTGGCAATAAAGGGTCTAATCTTTCTAGTGCAACAATTGCTAATTTTACATTTAATGGTAATACTATTGGTGTTACAAACACCAATGGCGATATTATTTTAGATCCTGACGGCACTGGTAAACTTTCAGTATTAGCAGACAATGTTAGTATTACTGGTACAGGTGCACTTACTATTCCAGCTGGCACAACATTAGAAAGACCAACACCACTAGAACAAGGTATGATCCGTTATAACACAACAGATGCAACATTTGAAGGTTATGATGGAACTAACTGGGGGTCACTTGGTGGTGTTAAAGATGTTGACGGTGATACATATATTATTGCTGAAACAAGTGCAGGTGCAGACAACGACGAAATAGATTTTTATGCTGCTGGCATACATGTTATGCAACTTAATTCAAATGGAAATCTAGCACTTGGACTTAATTTAACAGAATTTACTGTTGATGGAAATACAGGTGATACTGCAATTTCTGGTAACTTAACAATCACAGGAGATTTACAAGTTGATGGCATCACAACTACAGTAAACAGCACAGTTGTTACTATCGATGATCCTATTTTTACATTAGGTGGAGATGCAGCACCAACTACAGATGACAATAAAGATAGAGGTATTGAATTCCAGTGGTATGATACTCCTACATCATCTGCAAAAGTTGGTTTCTTTGGTTTTGATGATAGCACTGGTAAATTTACATTTATTCCAGATGCAACTAATACAAACGAAGTTTTTAGCGGAACAGTAGGCGATGTTGACTTTGGTGCAGCGAGTTTAACAAGTTTAACAGTTAGCGGCGCAACAAGTTTACTTGGCGATGTTACAATTGGTGATGCTGATACTGACACAATTACAATTAATGGTGATATACGTTCTGATGTATTGCCAGATGTAACAGACTCATATGATTTAGGTGCTACAGGTAAAGCATGGAGAGACATATATCTAACAGAAGCATTAACATTTGAAGGTGCTACTACTGAAAACGAAATTGTATTTCCAACTAACTTAGCAGATGGGCTGTCTATAACAGACGGAACTAATGACTTTATAGTTTTTAATAGTACTACAGGCGCTAATTTAATAACAATCACACCGAATACAGCTATCACAGGCACACTTGATGTAACAGGTGAATCAACACTAGCAAGTGCAACAATCAGTGATGTTACAGCAACACACATTATGTTTGCAGGTACAGCAGGATCTGTTGACGGTGATGCTAACTTAGTTTGGGACGGAACACAACTAGCAGTTGGTGTTACTAACTTTACAGTGCAACATGCAACAGGAAATGTTTATACAGCAGGTACATTAGAAACTGACGGGCAAGCAACACTAGCAAGTGCTAATGTAGAAGACTTAACCGATGATAGAATTGTTATTGCGGGTAACTTAGGCGAATTAGAAGACGATGCTAACTTCCGTTTCGATGGTACTAATTTTCATATTGGTCCATCTGGTAGTGAAACATTTGATGTAACAGTTGCAAATGGTAATACAGCAATTGCAGGCACACTTGATGTAGACGGCCAAGCAACTCTTGCTAGTGCAAATGTCGAGGACTTAACAGACAATCGTATTGTTATCGTCGGTACCGCCGGCGAACTAGAAGATGATGTTAATCTAACATTTGATGGTACCGAATTTAATATCGGTGCTGGTAACTTTACAGTACAACAAGCAAGTGGTAATACATACACAGCCGGTGATTTACAAGTTGCAGGTAATTTACAAGTTGATGGAACAACAACTACTGTTAATAGTACAGTAGTTACAATTGATGATCCTATCTTTACACTTGGGGGAGATCAAACTCCTGCAGGAGACGATAACAAAGATAGAGGTATTGAATTTAAATGGCATGATGGTGTTAGTGCAAAACTTGGCTTCTTTGGTTATGATGATAGTGCTGAAGTGTTTACATTTATTCCCGATGCAACTAATGCCAGTGAAGTTTTTAGTGGTACAGCAGGTAATGTTGCATTTGGTGATGGTACATTTACAGGTGCTACAGCAGGCAATATACAAATTGGTATTACTGGTGATAATGAAATAGATACTAGCTCTGGCAATTTAACAATCGACAGCGCAGATGGTACTGTTACTATTGACGATGATGCAGAAGTGACAGGCACATTAACTGTTACTGGCGTGTCTAGTTTAGACGGCGGCATTGAAGTTGATGCAAACTTTACTGTTGATGGAGCAACTGGTGCAGTATATACGGTAAGTACACTTGAAACTGACGGCCAAGCAACATTAGCAAGTGCCAACGTAGAAGATTTAACAGATAATCAAATTGTTGTTGCTGGTGCACTTGGTGAACTAGAAGGCGATTCCAACCTACGTTATGATGGCACAGATTTCATGATAGGTGCTGCAGGAACAGAAACATTTAAAGTTAATGTACTGACAGGTAACACAGATATTACTGGTAATTTGACACTTGGTGGAAATATTACCATTGGTGATTCCGATACAGATAATATTTCGCTAGGCGGCGAACTAACAAGTCATATTATTCCAGACGTCACAGATACATATGATTTAGGTAGTGCAACTAAAGGCTGGAGAGATTTATTCATTACTGAAGATATTCAGTTCTTGGGTGCAACAGGCGAAAATAGAATACTAATACCAGCTAATACTGCTGATGCATTAAGTATAAGTGACGGAACAAACGACTTAATAGTATTAGACTCTACTACAGGTGTACTAACAACTACTATCACTGCTCTTGCTATGGCAAATGTAGCAAGTACCACTACAATCGATAGAATTTTAGATGAAGATAATATGGCGAGCGACAGCGATGTTGCACTTGCCACACAACAAAGTATCAAAGCATATGTTGACAGTAGTGTAGGTAATGTTGATTTAAACTTTAATGGCGATGGACCAACTAGTGGTACAGTTAATCTTGGAACACAAACATTTACATTGTCAGGCACAGCAAATGAAATCGAAACATCTGCAGCTAATCAGACACTTACAATAGGTTTACCAGACGATGTTACTATTACTAATGATTTAACAGTATCTAATGATTTAGGTGTAACTGCAGCCGCAACTATTGGTACAACATTACAAGTTGGTACTGATGCAACAATATTAAATGATTTAGGTGTAGGCAATACTGCACAAATTACAAACGATCTGACAGTAGGAAATGATGCTACTGTATCACGTGATTTGTCAGTTACTAGAAATGTAACTATTACTGGTGATCTTACAGTTAGCGGTACAACAACATATATTAACACTACAACGTTAAATGTTGGCGATAATATTATTACACTAAATGCTGACATTACTAATGTTACTTCACCAACTGAAGATTCTGGTATTGAAGTGTTACGTGGTTCTGAACCTACAAAGAGCTTTATCTGGGACGAAACAAATGACAAATGGACTGCTGGTAGTGACACTATTGAAGCAGGACTATTTGAAGGTGACATTGACGGCGGTACTTACTAACATAAATAGTATTAAGCTAAAGTGGGTTATATAACCCCGGGCCTGGCTATATAGCCGTGTTAGAAGGTAAGACAAATGTCAACGATTAAGTTAAGAAGAAGTGCGACTCCTGGAAAAGTGCCTACAACAGCACAACTTGCTCTAGGTGAAGTTGCAATCAACACCCATGACGGTGTTATGTTTTTCAAACAAGATCAAACAAGCACTGGTGGAGCAGTATCTATCGTAGAAGTTGGTAGACCAGACAGTGCTGAAAATGTTTATTACGTTAAAGAAAATGGTGACGACACACTAGACGGTGACACTATTGCAGAAGCGTTTGCTACATTAAACGCTGCCGTTGCAGTTGCAACATCAGGTGATACAATTTTTGTTAAATCAGGCGATCATACAGTTGCAAATAATCCATTAGTTATTCCTGCAGGTGTTACTATTATTGGCGATAATCTTAGAAGCACAACTATACGGGGTGCGGTTGCAACCAATGACATTTTACATTTAAACAATGCTTGCTATATTGCTGGTGTCACGTTCCGTGGACACACAACTGGTGCTGCGGCAGTAGCATTTCCAGCAGCAGGTGCAGGAGCAATTACTACAAGTCCTTACGTACAAAACTGCTCGAGTATCACTAGCGATGGTGTAGGTATGAAAATCGATGGATCACTAGCAAGCGGAACACGCAGTATGGTTAGCGATGCATTTACACAAATTAACTTAGGTGGTACTGGTGTACACATCTTAAACAGAGGATATGCACAGTTAGTTAGTATCTTTACAGTTGCTTGTCAAGATGGTATTTTATGCGAAAGCGGCGGACAATGTTCACTTACTAACAGTAACGCAAGTTTTGGAACATACGGATTAAGAGCAACCGGTAAAAGTGCAAGTTTATATACTGGTAGCACAACAACAAATACAGTTGAAACAGGAAATACAGTAACAATTGGTAGTTTATCAACAAGACCAAAATACGGCGATGCCATTAAAATTGATGGAGACGCTCGTTACTATACTGTTGAAGCAAGTACTGCATTAAGTGCAGGATCAAGCGATGTTACTATACTAGAAACTTTTGAAACAAATGTTAGTAGCGGCGCTGGCGTAAACTTTTACGAAAGAAGTTTAATTCAAGCAAGTAGTATTACATTTGAATATGTGGGAAGTGGTAACAACTTTACTAGTGCGTTACCAGAAAATGGTGGCTTCCCAGTACAAGCAAACGAAGTAGTTGAAGACAGTGATGGTCAAGGGCAGGTATTCTTTACTAGTACTGACCAAAAAGGTGACTTTAGAATTGGCGGCGATTTGCTTATTAATGCAAGTGCTGGTATTATTGAAGGTACAACTTTTGACAGATCACTATTTGCAGTTCTAACACCATATATTCTAGCGATTGAGAGTTAACTATGGCAACACCATTAAACGTTTTTAAAACAGTAACATTTGATATAACAACAAGTAATACAGTTGTATATACTGCACCAACAGGATTTACAGGTATTGTTCTAATGGCACAAGTAGCCAACGTTGCAAGTACTAGTACTGAAACTGTAACATTTAGTCATTATGATACTAGTGCAGCGGTAGAAACTGAGCTTGTTAAAACCTTTAATATTCCTGAAGCAGATGCAGCAAGTTTGCTTACAGGTAAACTCATACTTGAAGATGGAGATAGTGTAAAAGCAGTAGCAAGTGCGAATAGTACATTCAAACTTACATTAAGTATCCTGGAGTCACTAAATGCGTAAACTCGACTTACTAAGCGGAAGAGTTAAAAAAGTTACAGGTACATCACTTGATGCTAATCGTTATGACTTTTTAAACTTACAAAATGCAGAACCTGATGCAGGATTTCCTGCACAAACTAATAGTTTATTTGCTAGTACAAATACTGGTACTAGAAGTTGGTTAACAACTAACAGCTCATTGTCAGGTTTGACAGTTTCCGCTAGTGATTTAAAAGTCGACGAAGACACAGTTTTTGTAGATACGTCAGGTTTTATTAATACTACTGCAAACAACTTACACCAAGTTTTGACAGATCTTGACGCAAACTTGGGTGCTACTACAGCAAACGCCTTGACTGCAGTTGTAACTGATGGTACTATTGATGGTAACGGTACTACAGGCACGCCACTTAGCATTGGTCAAGGTGTGCGTACTACTGATGATCCATATTTTGCAGGACTACAAGTTGCACCACAAGATGCAGTCAATGGTATTACACTAAGCAATCCTATTCGTGTTACTGTTTCAACAAGTCACGATTTAACTGACGGTGATTTAGTTACTTTTAGTGATATTGAAGGAACAACACAACTTAATGGTAATGATTATTATGTAGATGTTATTGATACAACTACAGTAGACTTATATAGTGATCAAGCACTTACAACTGGTATAGATGGAACTGGTGGCGGATATAGTTCATATACATCTGGAGGGTTTTTAATTGGTGGTGGATATAGATTTCCATCGCTAGACGGTACATCGGGAAGTTATTTAAAAACAGATGGACTTGGCCAACTTAGTTTTGATAGACCAGTTCAATATGGTGGTTCACAACCTACAAATCCAGACACTGGTGATTTATGGTATGACAGCGTTACAGCACAAGACCTTCTTGTTTATAATGGTACACAGTTTATTAGTGCTACTGAAGGCGGAACACAAAGTGCATTTACATTAAGACAATTTGCAGGTGACGGTAGTACAACCGCATTTGACACACAAGCACCTTCGGTGCAAAAAGTACTTGTATTCTTAAATGGTATTTTACTTCGTTTAACAGACGACTTTACATATAGTAATGGTATTATTACATTTAACAGTGCACCGTTAGCAAATGACACAATTGAAGTATTGCTTACAGGTGATGCTGACTTAGTTGGACTAGAACTACTAGGTATTGCAAACCATGATTTAATTACAGTTGACAGTAGTGGTAATGTAACACTACAGGGCGAACTGGATATGGGCAATAACAAAATTGTTAATGTTACAGATCCAACAGCAGCACAAGATGCAGCAACTAAAGCATATGTTGATGCACAAGCAGGTGCAGTAACAATCAATACTTCGGGTGATACTGGAACTGGCAGTGTACAAAGTGCAACACAAGTTCTTAATATTGCTGGTACAGCAAATGAAATTGAAACAACGGCAGCAAACCAATCAGTTACAATTGGATTACCAGATGATGTAACAATAACTCAAAATTTAACAGTTGGCGGTTACTTAGCAGGTCCTGCAACGTTTACAATTGATCCTGCTACTGTTGGTGATAATACAGGTACAGTCGTCATTGCAGGTAACTTGCAAATTGATGGTACAACGACCACTGTTAACAGTACAGAAATGGTTGTCGATGACATTAATATTACATTAGCTAGCGGTGCTGCAAATGCGGCAGCAACAGATGGCGCTGGTATTACAATTGATGTTGCTAACGCAACTATACTTTATGACCAACCAAATGATTATTGGGTGTTTAACAAAGCACCTTATTACAGTACATTACGACTGTTAACAACAGACGATTTAACTGGAAGTGACAACTATGCTTATAAAACTGTGTCAGTAACTGACACAGATAATATTTTTAGTTGGAGTGAAACTGGTAGTGCTGCAGCACCAAGTAATGTAGGAAACCTTACATTTGTGAGTGGCGGCGCTATAGATATTGACATTGACACGACACAGTATGCTATAAGAGTTGAACATACCGATACAAGTACTATAGCAGACTTTACTGCAAGCAACAACACAAACCAATTCCTTGCTGCATTGGCAATGACATTTGATACATATGGCCACGTACAAACAGTTACACCAACATACAGTAATGTTGTTTTTAATAATGATTTTGGTACACTTACTGTAACAGATACAGACAGCGGTTATACTTGGAGTGCTAATGGAAATGTTGGTGCAGGACAAACTAGCGATACAGCAACATATGTTAGTGGCAGTGGCTTAAACATCGATGTAGATAGTGTAAGCAAAGCAATTCGTTGGACAAACACAGATAAAGGTAGTGATCAAAATACTATTTCTAGTATTACTGTACAAAATACTACAACTGGCTTTACAATGTCTGAGACAGGAACATTTAATGCTACTAACGGTGATAGCATTACGTTAATACCGCTTACTGGTATGGACATAGACATTGATACATCATTAGGCGCACTTACATTTGAAAACACTGATACAGGTAGTGCACAAAATATTATTAAAACAGTAACAGTTGTAGACAGTAGTGCAGGATTTACATTTACTGAAACAGGTACGTTTACTACAGCCGCTAACGCAGATAGTTTTACATTTGTACAAAGCACTGGTATTGACTTAGACATTGACACAACAAACGGTGCAATCAGAATTACTAACGATGATGTAGGTAGTGCACAGAATATCTTTAAAACAATTGCAGTTACTGATACAAATAGCGGATATACTTGGGCCGAAACTGGAAATATAGTTGCAGACACCAATAGTGATACAGTTACACTTGTTAGTGGCACTGGTATTGATTTAGATGCAGACACAACCAATGATGCAATACTTATTATTAACACTGATGTCGGTAGTGCACAAAATATCTTTAAAAGTATTGAAGTATCAGACACAGATGCTGGATATACTTGGGCAGAAACTGGAACAATAACCGCAGGATCTAACTCATCTGCATTTAAATTAGTAAGTGGTACAGCAATTGACTTAGATGTAGACACTACAGCAGGTGCAATATTAGTACAGCATAATGTATCAGGTGCAAACACAACTATTACTGCCGCAGCAAATACTTTTGTAGATGAAATTACAGTAGATGCACAAGGGCATGTAACAAGTGTTGCAACAGGCAGTGTTGACTTTAATGTCAGCGACAACTATGCATTCAAAACAGTTTCAGCTGGCGGCACGGCATTAATTGCTGATAGTAATACTGATACATTAACTATTACCGCAGCACAAGTTGATAGCATAGATGGTATTGTTATTACTGGCGATGCAGCAACAGATAGTTTCACTATTGCACATGCTGACACAAGTAGTGTTGCTAATGTAAGCTCTGCAAGTAACACATTTATTAGTGCACAAACATATGATACTTACGGACACGTTTTAACACAGTCAACTAACAGTATTGACTTTGTAGTTGCAGATAACTATGCATTTAAAACAATTGCAGTAACCGGACAAAGTGACATTGTTGCAGATTCAAACATTGATACACTATCATTGGGTGTAAGTGGCACTGGAATGAGTATCACCACTACGCCGGCTAGTGATACAATTACATTTGAAAATACAGACAAAGGTAGTTCGCAAAATATTATTAAAACTGTTTATGTAACAGATACTAACAGTGGGTATACATGGGCACAAACAGGAAACTGGACAGCAAGTAGTAATACTGATAGTATAACTTTTGTTAGTGGTTCCGGTATTGATTTAGACATTGATACTACAAACAAATCAATTTTAGTAGATAATACAGATAAAGGTAGTGTACAGAATATTTTCAAGAGTATTGATGTTATTGACACAGACAGTGGTTACAGTTGGAGTGCCACTGGCACAATTAATGCAAGTAGCAATACAGACAATTTTGATGTTGTTAGTGGCACAGGCATTAATGTTGATGTTGACACCACAAACAAAGCTATCAGAATTACAAATACAAGTCCAGCTAACGATCCTGGTAGTGGGCAAGACATTGTAAAAAGTTTTATTGTTACTGACACAGACAGTGGGTATACCTGGAGTGAAACAGGAACTTATAGTGTAAGCGGTAACACTGATACATTAACTTTTGTAAGTGGTCAAGGTATTGATATTGATGTAGATACTACAACTGGTGCGATACGATTTGAAAATCCAACAACTGGTACTGCATTTACAGAATCAACAGATACTGGAGATGGAAATACGACAGTTTTTGCTATTGGTACAGGTTTTTCAACTGTAAGTGTATACGTTAACGGTGTTCTTGTTGATGATGGAAGCGACTATACTTATAATTCTACTACCGGCGACATAACATTTAATGTTGCGCCATCAAATGGTGATTTAATCACAACACACAAATACACACAAGCAATAAGTTCAATTAATTTATCGAGTTTAGGCATTGACAATCACAATGAAGTTACAGTTGACGGTAGCGGTAATGTTGTTATTACTGGTAACTTGACTGTACAAGGTACAACTACAAGTACAAGTACACAGACATTAAATGACCCTGTTCTTACCTTAGGTGGATCTACACCACCAACTGCAGATGATAACTTAGATAGAGGAATAGTTTTCCGTTGGCATGATGGTTCAGCAGCAAAAGTTGGTTTCTTTGGATTTGATGATACTGATTATGACTTTATGTTCATTCCAGATTCTAGTGGTACAAATGCATTTGATCCAGCTGGCGCAGGACCATTTACACTAGCAGACTATGGTGGTGCAAAGTTTAAGCATGTTATTGGACAAAATATCCGTATGGGATATACTGGTGCAAATGAAATCGATACAAGTTCAGGTAACTTAACAATTGACAGTGCTGGCGGTACAACAACACTAGATGACAATGTTAGCGTGTCAGGTACACTAGGTGTTACAAATACAGCAACATTTAGCGGCACAGTACAAGCAAACAATGGTATTACAGTCGACGGAACAGCATTTATTGTAGCAAACTCAACAGGTAATGTTACAACCGCAGGTACACTAAACGTTGCAGGACTTGCAAGTTTAGATGGTGGTATTGACATGGACGGTGTCTTTACAGTTGCAAATACAACAGGACACACTGAAACAACTGGTAACTTAACAGTTGGTGGTAATACTGTACTGAACGGTAATGTTGATATTGGTAATGCAGCAACAGACACAGTTACAGTTAATGCAGATATTGACAGCCATCTAATACCATCACAGCATGAAACATATGACTTGGGTGCATCAGGAAGTTCGTGGCGTGACTTATATCTAAGCGGGTCTAGTATTTTCTTAGGCAATGCAACTATTACAGAAACAAATGGTAAAATTACTGTTGGTGCTGTTGAAGGAACTCCTATTGGTAGTGTAACACCAAGTACAGGTGCATTTACAACACTAAGTGCAAACTCGTTAGACGTAAGCGGTGCAACTGGTATTGATGGTAACTTTGATATTAATACAAACAAGTTTACAGTTGCAAGTGCAACAGGTAATACAGCAATTGCAGGTACATTAAGTTCAGCGGCTGCAACATTTACAAGTGCTAAAGTAAGTGACTTAACAGACAATCGTATTGTTATTGTAGGCACTAGCGGAGAGCTAGAAGACGATGCAAATTTCCGTTTTGATGGAACAAACTTTGACATTGGCGCAGCAAGCAGCGAAACATTTAGAGTTGTTGTTTCTAGCGGTGCTGTTACTGCATCAGGTGATATTACAGCAACAGGTGGTACACTTGGTAATATTAAAGTTGGTGTAACAGGTAATAATGAAATTGATACATCAAGTGGTAACCTAACTATTGATAGTGCTGGCGGCACAACTACAATCGATGACATTCTAAGTGTAAGTGGTAATGCAGGATTCAGTAGTAATGTTACTATTACTGGTGATTTAACAGTTGACACGACTACATTTGCAGTTGATGCAAGTGCAAACAATGTTGGTATTGGTACTACAACACCAAGTGCAAAGCTACAAGTTGTTGCAGGAGACAATGCTACAACTGGTCCTATTATTAACTTAGCAGGTAGTGCAGTTAACCAAGTTGAAAGCGGACGTATTAGATTTACTGAAGGACCAATGGGTGCAAGTCCATTGTTCCAAGGTGCTTACATACATTATGACGGTAGTGCAAACTACTTAAAACTAGGCACACACGATGCTAACAGTTCTGATACAGCAGATGATGTTGATGCAATTTATGTTCCACGTGGTGCAGCAAGAGTTGGTATTGGTAAAACACCAGCGGCTGGTATTGAATTAGACGTTAATGGTGATTTACAGACTAGCGGATCAGCAACAATCGGTACAGGTGCAACATTTGATACAGATACACTAGTAGTAGACGCAACAAACGACAGAGTTGGTATTAATACTGCTTCACCACGTGCAGGTTTTGCATTGGATGTTGTGGGGGGCGTGTTGGTAACTGGTTCCGGCGGAGTTATGCTAAACCAAACCCCAGCAACAACGCCAATGGGTATAGAATATTACGACTCTTCTACAAACGTAAAAGATGGATTGCAAATTACGTCATGGGGTTCAACACACGTTATTATTGATACAGATAATAATGATTCAGATAGATATTTTAGTATCAGTAAAGATGCTGTTAATATCGACGGTAGTACTGAATTATTTAGAGTTGAAGAAGGCGGCAATGTTGGTATGGGTACCACTGACCCTGGCAGACAACTACACGTTTATGATACAGGAGCAACAGTTGCACTAAAAGCAGAAGCAGGTGATGGCAATCAGGCAAGTTTAGATCTTAAAAACACCGAAGGCGAATTCCGCTTAATCACAGATGCGGGCGAACTTAAAATTTACGATCAAGGTGATAGTGCATACAGACTTGTAATGGATACTACAGGTGATATTGGTATTGGTACAGAAACAGTCAATGCTAAACTACACATGTACACAGGTGGGCTAGGTGCTAACACCGGCACAACAGACATGCTACGCTTAGAACTGAACAGATCAGACCATGGTGCTACGCCAAGTGGTCCAGCAATCCTGTTTAAAGATCAAGATACGAACAACCTAACAAACCAAGCACGTATTAAGATGCTAACAGTCAATGACACTGACTTTGGTGACAACGACGAAGCAGCAAGTAACCTAGTATTTGAAACTACAAATGGAGGTTCAGCTAGCGATAAGATGATTATTACTGGACGTGGCGATATTGGTATTGGTACAGTAAATCCAACTGCTAAACTTGACGTTGAAGGTAGTATTAGACTACAATCTGTTAACAGAGATTATGTAACTAGTACACTAACAACAACTACTGAAACCGCAGTTGCAACCCTAAGTTCAACAACTTATAGAAGTGCTAAATTTATGATTCAGATTACAAGAGGATCGGAATATCAAGTAACAGAAGCACTTATGATACACGATGGTATAGATGCATTTGTCACAGTATACGGTACTATGTTTACTGGAAGTGCTGCATTAGCAACATTTGATGCTGATCTCAGTGGCGGATCAATGAGGCTTCTTGCAACAAGCGCAACAACAGCAAGCACAGTTTACAAGATTTCATTAACAGCAATAGACACATAAATACATAAAAGGAATAGCTAATGGCAAAAAAATCGTTTACAATTGATACAGGGCTAGTACCAGGAGATAGTACAGCAGATTTAGGCGTGAATACAAATAAATTTGATGAACTGCACATTTCCGGAGACGGTAATATTGCTGGAGACCTTACAGTTAGCGGTACAATTACTGGAACTGTTTCAGGCGGCAGTGGCGTTAGTGATTCACAAGCAATAGCATATGCGATAGCATTAGGATAAAGATAATATGGCCAAGAAACTCTTAGTAGGACAGTACACATTTGATGCAAGCGAGCAAGTTGTATATGTAGATGGTAATATCAATGCTGAAAAGTTTTTAATTATTACTAACATTACAGCTAATACAATCATTTATAACTTTGCAGATCCAGCACTGGGATTTGCAGGAAAATATTATGATGTAGCAACTGATAGAACTGAATTTGCACTAGTATATGATACTACAACAATGAATGATACAGATATTTTACAAATATTTGTAGACTATGACTATCAAGAAATAACGCCTGCAGAAGATATATTGGATCCTGTTGGTAAACTAAGAGTTAGCAATCCAGAAAACTTAATCGATACTGACTTTGAATATGGTTTGCAAAGTACGAAATGGGAAACAACCCAAACAGTTAATAACATTCCTACTATCTATAGTAACAGTGGCGACACTCCAGTTGATGGTATTGTAAGTGTTGAAGCCATTAGTGGAAGTAAAAACGTTAAAGTTACAACTAGCCTAATACACGGACTAAGCATTGGTGACCCGATTAGTGTTCAAGGCTTGAGCCAATATCAAGCTGAAGGCTTCTTTATTGTTACTAGTGTTCCTGATACATTGACGTTCTTCTTTGAACTTGATGTTATTGCAACATTTAGCGGTGACCTGTCAGGTAGTTATACAACTATTGTTCCTGGTAAGTTTTTTGAAGGTTCAACACTTCCAGTTAGTACAGCAGACGGTGCACAGACAGACGGCAATAGTCCAAGTACTATTACAGTGACAACAAATGAAACACACGGATTTTCCGAAGGAACAAAAGTTTATTTGCGTAACACGGTTGGTCCACGTATTTTGGATATTGCAGATAGTACACTTACTGCACCAGATGGCAGGCCTTATGTTGATACAACTGCAACTTTTAATGTTAGCGATACAATAGACCAAACCACATCAACTGGTAGAGGTTCATACAAAGACAGACCTATTACAACATATGACTGGGAATCTACTTATACTCAATACTTAGATCCTGCAGAATGGAATGCTACCACTGACGAAATTACCTGGAACACACACCAACTTAGAGACGGATACACACTGTTGTTTAATACACCATATCATGGTGCGTCTGATGGTGGACTTGCTGACGGAAGCGTTTGGTATGTTGAAGTTATTGACGCTAATACTATTAAACTTCATAGTACAGATGCACTTAGTGGTGCTGCAAACTTAACTACACTAAACAATACATATGGACAAGCACGTTTAGGACTGGTGTATAAAGTCGAAGAAGCAAGCGGTACCACTAGAGAAACAGAATTTTACAAAGCAAATGAAGCAACAGTGACTGGTAGCTCTAGTGCATATGGTTCAGGTAGTACAAATGCTATCAACTTTAACGTTGACGTAACAACAGCACTAACTGGTAACCCAACTAATGTAACAATTGAAGAAATAAGACTAGGTGGTGATGTTAACAGTTCAGGCGAATATGTTACATTTACTATTGCTGGTCAAAGTCAGAGTTTGTATTCACCTGGTAACCAAAGCACGTCGATCCTAGCTACAACAAACACAAGTGGCGGCACTCCTATTTTTAATAACTTGGATGTTAGTAGTTCATTGTTTGTAAGCAATGGTCGTACATTTTTACCAGTCACAGCACAAGCACGTAGTAGTGTTGGTACGTTTGTTTACGGTACTGACAGATATAGATTTCAAATCGACTTTATTAATACAACCCCGGCTGGTAGCTATACAGAAGATGAGAAAAAATTCAGTGGCGGTGACTTAGCAGACTCTCAATTTGGTTTAGGCGGATCACAGCCTGCAGCGGTTGTCGCTTTCCAAGGTAGAACAAGTGGAAGCTATACAAACTCAGCTGACGCATTTAGTTACTTAACTAACCAAAGAAACAATGGACGCTATGGTACTCTGAGTGTAAAATACAATCAAGTTATTTCAGTACCAACAACACTAAATGGTACTGGTAGATTTACTATTGACTATAACGACAATAATGTTAACTATGGCACAGGTAGTGAAATATTCTATGTATTTGCTAATCCATTAACAAGTGATAGAAATACATTATTTTTACAGGACCATGGTATTACATCTACACAAAACGTTGTGATTAATGCAAATACTACAAACTATAATGCTGGAGAGCGTTTCTCATTTGCAAGTAGTAATGGTACTGTGACTAATATGACTCAACAGTTTACGGCGGTTGCGAGTATTGTTAACAAAGATGTATTGCGACTTACAACACAGTCAAGCCCAAATACAGACGACATCGCACAAGTTCCACAAGAATTTACAATGTCTTATACAAAAACAAACGAGAAGTTTAACACAGTGTATATTTCTAACCACAAGATTACAGGAGACAGTAATGCTGTTTATACTAATGTGAGTGGTACAGCTATTCCTCCTTTAACAAGTAATCAAAGTGTTGTTCTTACTCGTGTGGACGACAGTCGTATTAGTGTTAGTGACGGTACTGCAGGTGCTACTGGTACTGGACAAACTATTACACAACAAAACAACAATACCACACAAACATTCTTCTTGGATTTGGAAACAGCATTTGGATTTATTCCAGGTACTGCACAACTTACAAAGCTAGAATTTAGAGGTGACTTTGGTGCTAACAGTGAATATATTGATGTTGAGTTCGACGACGGTGACAGTTATAGAATTGGTCAAAGTGATGACATTGGTGACAGTGCTAGTTATGCAACCAGTACTACATTAACATTTAAAGAACTATCAAACTTGTTAGTTACAGATGGTACAACAGGAAAACGTGGTATTAATTTGTTAGTAACTCCACGTAGTACAGTTAACTATGGCCCAGGTGGCGGACCATGGTGGGGTTTAAGAATAACCTACAGTGGTAGCAGTACAGGACTTGTGTTAACAGGCCCAGGTAGTGGAGCTCACCAGTTTGAAGTTGCTAACCTAGTTGGTGCGTATGATGGTGTGTTTGCGATGACAAATATTCCACAAACTAATCAATTTGTTATGAGTAGTGATTTCCAAATACCTATTCGATCTTATTCATTTACTAGTACAGATGTAAACAATGCAAACGATACTATTACATTTGCATCAGCACATAACTTAGTTACTGGTGAAAAAGTTACATATAGTGATGGCGGAAATACAAGTATTTTGCCATCTGGTGTTGGTGATACATTTGTTATTGTTATTAGTCCAACAGTAATTAAATTAGCAACTAGTGCTACTGATGCTCTAGCTAACCTTGCTATTAACATTACAGGACAATCAGGTACTCACACAATTCAAGCAGCGAATGTTATTAAAAATATTCAAGGTAGCGGAACAGTCGATACAACATTAAACGGAAAAAATATTGTAGGTAGTGGAACAAACTTCTTGACAAACTTTAAAAAGTTTGATAAAATATATATTAACAACGGATCATATGTTGAAGAACTCACAGTAGACACAGTTACTACTGAAGAAAATATGACTATATTTGAAAATGCAAGTAGTAATATATCTGGTACAGATTATTATTATGCTACTCAGTTGTCATTGAGACCAGATGGATTTAGCTTGCATAAACCATTTGACGGTGGTGTTGATATTACTGCTGGTACAAGTCCAAACAGTAGGATTGCTAGACAGACACGTAAGTATTTCCGTTATCAATCAGGTAAAGGTTTGCAAACAAGTTTTGCTATTAACTTTAACCCACCACGTATTGTTAGAGACTTGATCAAAGCAAGCGGTACAACTGCAACTATTAATACACAAGAACAACATAACTTACAAGTAGGAGATGTTGTTACTATTGCAGGTGCTGAAGTTGCAACAGGTACAAACTATTATAATGGATCGTTTCCAGTTGCAACTATTCCAAACCCATTCCAGTTCACCTATACAATGTCTGGAACACCGACTGATGTTAAAGCAGCAGGTTTCCCAACATATGTACGTGCTGGCTGGACAGACAGTTTTGTACGTGCTGGTATGTTTGACGACCAAAACGGATTCTTTTATGAATATGATGGGCAAGCATTATACGCTGTAAGACGTAGTAGTACAACACAGATTGCAGGATTTGTAAGTGTTACACGAAACAGTCAGGTTGTTAATGGCATTAACACTAGTTTCACCACACAATTGCAAGCAGGTGATAGGGTTGTTATACGTGGACAAACATATTTAATTAACGAAGTAAGTTCTGATATTAGAATGGTTGTGCAACCTGCTTATCGTGGTGTTGATGCAGTACAAGTTAAAGCAACAAAAACTATCGATACTAGAGCTGCACAAAGCACTTGGAACTTGGATAAAGCAGATGGCACAGGATTTACAGGATTTATTTTAGATACTACAAAAATTCAAATGGCTTATATTGACTATAGTTGGTATGGTGCTGGTAAGATTAGATTTGGTTTTAAAGACAGGGTAGGACATGTTAGATACTTCCATGAATTTAGACACAACAACGTGTTAGATGAATCATATTTCCGTTCAGGTAACTTGCCTGCAAGATATGAAATTGCAAACGGTCCTACAGCAACAACAGCACCGACACTGTTCCACTTTGGTACATCGATTATCATGGACGGTAAGTTTGACGACGATAAAGCATATCAGTTTACAGGTGAAAGTAAACCATTTGCATTTACCAATGGTGTGAGTAGTACATTTACAAGTAACAATGTTTCAACATTTGAACAAATTACATTAAACGGTACTCGTGTTTATGTTTATACTATTCCTGTAGCAGCAAACGATGCGACTGGTGTTGCTATTGGTTCTCAAATTAAAGAAACTGCAGGTACAGACTTGCCAGCAGGTACATATGTAACTCAAGTTAAAGTTGACGGTGGTAATAGTAAAATTTATACTAGTTATCCAGCTACAAGTGCTGATCCAACTGGTGGTGGCATTTATAGTGTTATTGCTGGATCGACTAGCTTTACACTAGGTGAAACCAGTGCAGTTGACTTAACAAGACCACTTCCGCTTATTAGTGTGCGACTAGCACCAAGTGTTGACAGCGGCTTAACAGGTGCACTAGGTGAACGTGAAATTATTAACCGAATGCAGTTGCGTTTGAGACAAGCAAGTATTACAGCTAACGCAGATATCGAATTCTTCTTGCTGCAAAACGCATTGCCTAGTGTTATTGCCTATCAAAACGCACAATCGCCAAGTTTGAGTGAAATTATTAAACACAGTGCAGGAGATACACTACTAAATGGTACTGCAATTTACTCAGCTAAAGCATCGGCAGGATCGACTGTGGTTGATCTTGCTGACTTGCTTGAAATTGGTAACAGTATATTGGGTGGTGATGGTATTTTCCCTGCAGGGCCTGATTTGTTGACACTGGCTGTTCAGCCACAAAGTACAACAGGTGTTACTGGTAGTACACCGTTTACAGTTAACGGTAAAATATCCTGGTCAGAATCACAAGCATAATAGAAATCTTTAAATGTTCGATAAATAGTATTAACAACTAAGGATTCATTATGGCAACAAAATCATTTGAATTATCACAAATGGCGAATACGCTTACTGTTGATGATACAGATTTATCCGTACAATATGATCACAACGGTACATTTACGGGAAATTTAACAATTGAAGGTAACCTCACTGTAAACGGGGATACAATAACCATTACATCAACTGAGTTGGCTGTTCAGGATAATATGATTTTCCTCAACACGCCAAGTGCTGCAACTATTACAAGTGCAAGCGGTGATGGGTCTACACAAACATATACTGCAGATAATAATTATGCAATAGGATATACAGTAGTTATTACTGGTATGTCACCTGCCGGATATAATACTACAGGTGCAACCGTTACTGGTGCTACAAGTACAAGTTTTACTATTGCTGGTAGTGAACAAGGTACCTATGTAAGCGGTGGCTCAGCAAGTGCTAAATCAACAGTTAATCCAGATTTAGGTTTTGTTGGTGAATATAATGACGGCTCAGATAAACACGCCGGATTGTTCCGTGATTCGACAGACGGTAAATTTAAGTTTTTTAATGGTTACACACCAGATCCGTCAACTTCAATTAATACTGCAGATGCCAGTTTTGCTCTTGGGGCTATGATAGCTGGAGAAGTTGGAATTAATACTGAATCTCCTAAAAACTTATTACATGTTGTGGGCTCAAATAGCAATGGCGAGTGGCGTATCAATGACTACGGTGGTATGCACTTCCATAACTTATCAGATCCAAACAACGAACGTTATGTTCATGGAAGATCTGATGGTTCATTAAGTATTGGCTATGTTGCTATTGCAAATTTAACTGGTGGTACTGGTGGATATGCAGCCACTTCTTACGATCATATATCAATTACATCTAGTGGAAATGTTGGCATTAACTCCGAAACCCCGTCTAATAAATTTGTTGTTAGGAATGGAACAAACTTAAATGTTGCAATTAATACAACAACTGTTGACGCTGCAACTGTTTCTAGAATTTCTTCGTATAATGATGCCGTTAGTGCTAGTGTGCCATTAGCGGTAAACGGAAACCCGTTAGTACTTACTGCAAACGGAACTGAATCAATGCGATTAGTTACAGGTGGTGATGTTGGTATTGGTACCGCAACCCCAACAAGTGGTAAACTGCATGTTCATGGTGGTAATTTAAGAATCACAAATGCAGCGGATGTTGGAATAAAACTTAGACACACTTCTGCAACATATGATTTTAATATATTACAAAATAGTAACGGTGACTTAGAACTTAACTACGGTCCTACTGACTTTATACGTGTTAAATCTAGCGGCAATGTTGGTATTGGTTCTAATGCTAATAATCCTCAATATAAACTCGATGTTGACGCCGATGCGAGAGTTACTGGATCTCTAACAGTATCTCCTGCAACTAGTGGTCATACTACTTTTGAACTTGGTAGTAGAGCTGCTGATCCGCTTCCAGCTGGAAGCGGTAGTTACGACTTTAAACCCGGTATGCGT